CCCGGAGGCCCATGTTCCGCGCCTCCTGCACAATCGAGTTGCCCTCCACGAACCCGATGTCGAAACGAATGCCTCGCGCCGTCATCCACACCGCCGTCTGAATCAACGACAATGTAGTTCGCGACGGAAATTCCCGGATGATAGGGACCGTGACATACACCGACACGTCATTCATCAGGTAGCGGTTCTCTGTGGCCATCGAACGCCTTTTGGTAATGCCGAGTATCAATGGTTCGAGAACGGGGTGGCCACGATACCCGACGCCTGGCCGCTGATGAAGATGGCCCACAAATGCGTGCCAACGTCGATCATCTCGATCAGGTCGCCCAGAATGCCGCCGGTCGTCGTGCCGTTGAAAGTCAGGAGGTTAGTGGTGGCCGTGGTGCCGTAGGTCGTACTGCCCGTTCCCGACTTGAACTGCAAGGCGTTGCCAGCGAACACGTCAGACGCATTGCCGGCCTTGGCGTCGATCGTCACCGATCCGCCCGTGACCGTCGTGGTACAGAAAAACGTGTAGATGTTACCCGTGCCCGTGGCCGCCGGGGGAGTGATCGCCAATCCGCCAGTTGAGGCAAACGTAATGACCTTGTTGGCGTGGGCTGCTGCCGTCATGGTCAATTGCGTCGTGGCCGCCGCCACCGCCACCGGAGCGGGGATGCCGTAAGGCGAGATGCCGCCAACGGTCGGCGCATTCGTAAAGGTCGGATTGCCGGTGAAGGAAACGGCGCCGCCGAAGATGTGCGTGGCAGAACCGAAGTTCACGGCGTCCGTCCACGTCTCCAAACCCATCAGCCGGTTCACCATCGAAGTCGGGGTTGTTGCCATGACAGGCTCCTTAGACGATGTTCGTCCACGTCGCCGACGTAGCCGTGCCGCTGTTGACGTACACCAGGCTCCCCACCGACCCGGACGTGTTGATGTAAATGCAGCCCACGGCAAAGCCGTTAGCGCTATTGAGCGACTGATTGGACGGCGTGCCGGGAAAAGTCACGATCAAGGCGCCCAGCGGCATCTTCTCCACAATGATCCCGGTCGCGTCCTGGACTGTGTGTCTGCGGGCCATGTTAACCTCCGAAGCAGTAAAGCGAGTTGCAGGACGTGGCCGAGCCGCCCGTTGTGAAGATCACTTCCATGCAGTAAAAGCCCAACGTCGGCACCTGTAAGAAGCCAGCCCCTACGGCTGTTCCCGTGATCGAGAACCAATCGTCACTCACCGGGGCTGTTCCAGCGCTCACCAGCAAGGGGCCGCCTGTTACGGCCAGGAGCTTTGAGAAAAAGGCCGTCGTGCCCAGGTCGGCGTTCGCGATGCCAGGCAGCCCCGAAGCGATCGTGCAGGCACAGGAGCAAATCGGCGTCGGCACCCACAAGGAGACTCCCTTGCCCAGATTCGTCGGCCGCCATCCCAACACCGTCAGGCTGAACGTATTCGTGTCCGACCCCACACCGTAGGGGACCAGTTGGAGATAGCGCGGTGCCGTCGCCCCGGCCCCCGAAGGACTCTGATCGCCCCCGACCATCACCACGCCGTCGCCGGCCGTCACGACGCCGCTGCCCGTGTTGCCTTGCCAGGGCGGCGTCGTCGTAGGGATGCGCGTCGGATACCCGTTGTTGTTCGGGTTGCCTCCGGGATTCGTCACCCCGTAGAACCGACTCGCCAGGCGTGGGAGGTAGGAGGCCATTAGTAAACAACCCCCTGATACTGGATGGGATTCTGCACATGGTTCCATCCCCGATCCCAACCCCAATCATCAGAGCGGTCTCTATTCGGGCCGAGGTCCTGGGCCTTCGAGCGGCGGTCCATCGAAATCGAGGCCGCCAATCTCGCGATAAAGGCCGGGCCGTGAACGCCCTGCCCACGCGGCACGTCGTACAGCCGCTCCTCCATCACCGCCAGGCACGACTCCAGCACCGTTTCAATGTGGGCCGCGCCTCCCAGAGCATACGGGGCCTTCGTGGCGTCCAGATAGTCCGGCAGGATGTAGTACTGGAAGCGCACCGGATAGTCCGTGTCCGCCAGGGGCCACACCTGCAAGGTCGCTCTCTGCCCCGATACACTCGTGGACCCCTTTCGCCACAACACCGCAATCATCTGCGGCTTACCAGAGGTTGTGGGCCAGACCATCCGCTTCGCTTCCACTTCGCCGATGTTGCACAGCTTCACCGGCGCCCAGAGGACGCCCGCGCCGGTCTGAATCGTCAACTCGCCCTCGAAGCCGCCGAAGTCGTCCGGCAGCTGGATTTCCTGCGTATTGTGGACCAGGGGAAGCGTCACGTTGGGCCGCAAGAAGCTCCAGGCATGGCTTTGCGGCTGATTCGGCAAGGGCTCGGGATAGTAGAACCGCCTCAATCCCGAGGCCGTCGCGTCGGTGATGATGTTCTGCTGGTACGTCGTCCACGCCGCGTCCCCATAGGGCGACACGTTCCCCTGTCCCCACCCGGCGTAAGCGCCGAGTCGGGCTTGAAGGTCGGTAATCGTCAGAACTAGCGTGGACTCAGCCATCGGTCTCGTCGTTTTCCTCGCGCAGTTGCGCCGCCAGCAGCAGAACCATTGCCCCCGCCAAAGAGCCCATAATCCGATGTTCTTTTGTCTTGCCACGACGAGCATAACGATCCATCAATCGCAGCAAATTCCTGACTTCATCAGCCTCGACAGCACGCAACCAGTCCTTAAACGCCGCAATCCGTTGCTCATTCACAGCGATCGCAGCAGCGGCTACGCGCGGATCGCCCTCGAATTTCAAGGGCATCGATCACTCCTCACATGCAGCCATCGGTCATGCTGTTCGCGTGGTCGTCGGCGCAGTCCTGAATGCCCGCTGGCGGCGCCGGACCAGCACCACCCTGCCCTTCCGATGGCCCGAAGGCCATCGGCGTTCCGTGCATCTTGTTCATATGAGCGTGCGTCGGATGCGCCCCCTCGCCACCGTGACTGCGAAGAAGGCTGGTATGGCCCCGGGTCAAAGCACCCGCCCCGGCCATGCCGCCCTTGTGCATCTTGCCGTTCGCACTCGCTGGCGGATTGAACCGCCCTTTCTTCTTGGCCATTAGCGTTTCCCCTTCTTCTTGGTTTTCTTCTTCGGACCTACACGGGCTGGCAACTTGCCCTTGTTGTCGAAGTGGTGTCGCCTGAGTCAGACCCAGGCGGCTCCGAAGTGGGCGTAAAGCATTCGCCGTTGTGCTTCGGATCGTGCTGGGATGGTACATCACCCCCCTTCGCGCGTTCGCTCTTGATCGCCTTGGCCTTCAATTCCGCTCCCTCACGCTCGATCAGGATTTTCGTGAAGCCCGCCCGCTGGCAAGCCGCCTTGAGAACTGAGGCCGTGAAGCCGGTCTTGTGGGCCATGCCCTTCTTGCCGTTCGCCACCCCCGGCCGATGCCCGTAGATCATGTCCAGAGGCGTGATCGGCCCCATCGAGCAGAGGTAAAACGGCACGTCCAGTTGATCTAGGCCCAACCGGCCGCCGATCGTCTGTAGATCAGGCACCCACACTTCCATGATCCCGCCCGGCTTTAAAACGCGATGGAACTCCGTCAGGGCCATCGCCGCTTCGTGAGCGTACAGATGCTCGACAACATGACTCGCCAGCACCGCATCGAAGGACTCGTCCTCGATCATCGGCATCGCCACGATGGAGGCCAGCACGTCGGGATTTACTTCCGGGTCGCTGTCCAGCCGCGTTTCCCGAAACGACTGCCAATCGCGAGGGAGCGGCGAATCACCGCAGCCGGCGTGGAGAATTTTCAATTGCTCCATACGACTTCCTCCTGGCTTCCTGTCGCCGGCCAAACGATCGCCTCGCGCCGCTTGAACTGATCCCACTGGACCTTCGGATAGCCCTGGTCCGCGTTCAGGTCGTAGTGAAATCCGAAGGCCGCCTGGCTCATGTCCTGAAGGCACCGATAACCGAGCTTCTGGCACTTGTCGAAGAACGGGAAGTCCTCCGTGCCGATCGCGTGGATGCTGCCGGCCTTCGACGCCTGATACAACTGCGGCTCGTACCACATCGGCGCGCCGTACTGGTCCTTCTCCAGCTTCAACTCATCACGCATCCGCCGGTACACGTCCAGCTTCACCAGTGAAAGCCCCTGGCTCCAGCCCCACGACTCGCGCGTCTGGCCAGGAAGGAATTGACCGCTACCAGCAGCAGGGCCATCGAAGATCAGCGGCTCGGAGAAATCGCACTTCGAGAAGTACACGCCCGAGGCGATGTCGCGATCATGCTGCCGAAGGGCTAGCATTGCCGCCGGTCCAACAACCACGTCATCATCGATCCACATGACGTGACTGACTCGCGCTGGGCCAGCCTCGTCCGCCGCCAGCATCATCTGCACCAGACGGTTGCGCATCTCCGCGATTTCATTGCCCTTGTGATCTGTCACAGGCAGGATGCCCTTGCCCGTATTCATCGGCCAGACGAGGCCGAGGATGCCCGTGAAGTACCAGAAGGAGGCGTAGCCGAGCGTCGGCGTCAGGACGGCAATGACCTGCTGCGCCTTGGGAGGAACGCCAATCCGCTTCTTGCGGGTCATCTCCTCCCGTACCACATCTTCCATCGTTGCTTGCATGAATTCCCCATCAAAACAGGTTAGGCGAGCATATTCTGGGCAACGCGAATCCAGTCCAGGTTCAGAAGGCCAGCCTGATTCGTAGCCGTGTTGCCGGTGCCCGAGGAAGTCGGCGACAGCGCTACAAGAGGCGTCATCACGCCGGTCGGGAAAGAGGCCGTCAGGATGTTCTGGGTCTGCGTCAGGAAGGCGGCGGCCTTGAGGCCGTTGACGTAAATGGTAATCATGGCCTTCGCCACATTACCGGCCGTCTGGCCGTCCGAGGCAGAACTGATCTGCGTCGGCGGTGCGATCGGATCGTAGACGAAACCGAGCTTGTAGTAGGTCCCAGCCGCGATCGCCGATCCCGTCACGTTCGAGATCAGGCCCTTGAGGTTCGATCCGACCACCTTGGCGAGATTCGACAGGCCATACACGAAGGCGCAGTCGCCCGAGGGGAGTCCCGTGGCCGACGCCGAGGGGAAGTAGAAGCCGATCAGGCCGTTGGTTGTGATCGTACTATTGAGGTTATTCGAGGACGATCCGCCCTGCGTGAACGGATAGAGAGCCTGAGTCGTGACCGTGCTGGATGCCAGGGGATCGCACAAGCCCACGAATACGTCGCGCTTGCCGTTGGTCACACTCGTTAAGGCAATGCGTGCCTCGAAGGCCAAACGGCCCTGAAGGGCGCTTGCGCCCGACGAGTTCGTGATGAGTTGGTAACATCCGAAGTTCGACGTGAGGAACGCCGTCGTCTGATTGGTCGAAGCGATGGCAAGCGAGCCCGGCGTCAACTGAATCGCCCCGCCGATAATCCCTGCGTCCACCACACCGCCACCGGCCGGGACCAACAGAGACCACCGCCCCAGGTTCGTAAAGCTGAGGGCCTGGCCAACGCCCAACAGAGCCAGGTTGCCTACGCCCGACGAGTCGAATTCGTCCCAGGTATAGACGCCCAGGCGCGGGTCCTGCATGAAATCTTCGATCCACGCATTGCCCGTGTTGCCCGTCTGCCAGACGACTTCGCTGGGGCCGCGCTCTGTGTTAGCGACCGTGTTGGCCAGATAACCTACCGTCTTGACCGCCATCGCGTGTCCCCTATGCCCCCATCGTTGCTTCAGTCGTAATCGCCTCTTCCGCCGCCGGCCCCGTTGTCAGCGCTTCGAGCAAAGCCGCCTTGGCCTCGGGATCGTTCTTGATCTCCTCGATCAGCAGCCGCCGCTCGTGCGCCCGCTTCAACGCTTCGTCGGCAATCCGCTTCTCTTCCAGCTTCTTGCCCATGCCGTCCACGTCCCTATACACCCGCCAGTCGCAGGTGACGAGCATGAATTTGTCGCCCGGCTTGCAACGCGGCAGATCAGGAACCATCACTGGCTCACCGTCCTCGCCGATCGTCTCGTTTGGGTCGGCCTTCATCTTCACCACCGTCTGCCGCCGGCCACCCCTGACCCGCACGATCGGCTCGTAGAACTTCTGGTCCTTCGTGAAACCCACCAGATGCCGACAGTAACCGTGATCGTCCGACTCCTTCACGCCGCAGCCAAACGGGCAGGCGCACACCTTGGCCCCATCCTTGGCCTTAGCCTTGGCTCGCATCAACGGAGACAGATGTTCCTTCTTCATCCGCTGCTCAACAGAGACCTCCTCGGGATGCGCCATTTCTAATTAGCTACCTTTCTAGGAGGGATAGGTCGTACCCGTTGCCAGCACGAAATTCGCTCTGCGATTCTTCCACACCCACTGGTACGTCGCATCCATAAAGTGCGCCGAGATGGTGTGCTGGCCTGGGTAAATCGGCACATGCGTCTCGCGCAGCCACCAGCCTTGAAGGATGTAGGTTTTGGCCCAGCCCCAATTGATGCCGTACACCGGGTTGGTCGTGTCCGCTTCCAGCTTCGGCACCCACATCACGGGCGTGCGCAGCAGGTGAACCTTGCCGTCGTACTTGGCCAGGTCGTCGCCGAGGTTGTCGTTCTGCGACATCAGCAACTCTTCCAGGGGGCCGATGACGCCGTAGTTCGTGTAGAAGCCGTAGTCGTCGCCCGTGTTCGGCGTGGGGATGCCATCGACCGGCGGCTGGAAGTCCGTGAATAGCGCGGCCTTGCGCCAGTGCCGAACCAAGTCCTCGTTGGTGACGTTGGTGTACTGGTAGGTCCAGTTCTGCCACTGAGGATAGGTGGTGGGATTGAGGCCGATCGTTGTGTAGCCGGACGGAGCACCACCGTTCAAGCCTTCGGTGGCGTTCTTGACCAGCCAGGTATTAACGCCCCAGGGAGTGATGGCGTCCGTCGAGGCCACCGGCGGTCCCCAGAAGTTCGCCTCCATCAATTCGGCCAGGGAGATCAGGGCCGCGATGCGCTTCATCTGCACAAAGTTCACGATCCGCGCCGGTTCGCGGTTCATGTCGAGAACCTGGCCGATGATCGAGTAATTGCAGGTCGTGTTGCGCCAGTCCGCCGTTCCCTGGGTCATCACGTCCACGTCATCGACGTTATCAGACGCCCCCAGGCCGACGTTGGTGGCCGAGCCCGCTTGCCCCACCATCACGTCGAACTGGACGCCGTAGCCGGATTCAAGCTCGCGGCGGTTCTTGCGGAGGAGGTTCCGCATCGCCGTGTGGCGCTGAAGGGGGGACGAAATGTCCGTGAACTTCGGCTTGCCCAGGTCGCGTAGCGTGGTCTGAACCAGATCGCCGACGTTCGGGGCTGTAAGCGCATTTGGTGTCACTGCCATCGGTCATTGTCCCAATCCCCATCAGGACATTGGTTTCAATCGGGAAATTCGTCGTCGCTCTCGGGCTGCACGGTGCCGTTCCTTGCCCACTCGTTCTTCAACTCCGTCACGGACTGAATCGCCTTCTGGACCCCCGGCGGCTCCGCTGCGCCAGCGCGATGCGTCGGCCGGCCCACGGCACCCGTCGCGAATCGGTCTGGGGCCGCTGGCTTTGGCGGCGGGTTCTTCGGGGTTTCAACATCGCCGTAGAGCAAACCGTGAGCCTCCTTGACCTTGGCGCAAATCTGGTCGATGCTCGCTTTTGCTCCCGCCTCAGTCATGGCGATGTTCGCCAGATGGATACGCCGCTTCCGCTCCGAAGGAGAGCATTCTTCCAACGTGCCGCTGCCGAAGCGTGGGTCTTTCAAGGCCAGGATCGTTCGGTCCATCTTGTCCTTGACCGACAGGCCGACCTGATTAGTCATGTGCCGCTCCAGTTGGTCAATCCGTGCCTGCTGTGCCTTGACCAACTTCTCCATCGCGGAGAACTTCTTCTTGATCGGCCCCGTCAGCTGCGCGTCCCACTGGTCATCCTTCAACTCGGGAAGGGGGTCAGTCTCAGGCTCGGAAGGAACCGGCTGCGGCTGCTGGTCGGTCTTGATGACACCGTGCGCGTGTGCCTGGGCCGCCATCTGCTGATTCTTCAGGACCATCTGCTGCGCCGTATGAACGGCAGCGGCAACGGCCTCCTCGGAGCGCCCCTGGGTGTGGATGCCGAAGTCTTCGGCCATCTGAAGGAGATATGGGCTGATCGTTGGGAGTGTCGGGGCAGGAGGGGCTTCCTCTGCCGGCTCCGCGGAGAGGGGCAAGAGACGCCCCGTGGCAGGGTCGTAAGGCCGGCCGGCGGCGTTGAGGGGAGGGGCAGCCGGAACCGGTGAGCGAACCGCCGGTTCCGGCGCACTGGCAACTGAGGGTTGCGCGCTCGTGTTCTCTGGAATATCGCCGTACTGCGCCGCCAACTCTACGGCGGCGTTGGTCTCTTCGGCCACGCCCCTTCTCGAATCCCCCCATCTATCTCCTGAGAATGAGGGCACAGAGGCGTTCTGTCAAGAGGCAAACGAAAAAAGCCACGCTGAACGACTTGGTTCAGCGTGGCCCAGAACAGAGAAACATCCCTTGTACATCCCTTGAGGTTAAGGACTATTGTGCCACCAAGAGGCCGCGAAAGTCAAGGCGCACCCCACGCCATTATCCTGCACGCTACCGCACAGGACTTCTTTCTGCGCTGGAGATTATGCCGCAACCATCCCAGCGGTTCTGCGCCCGCTGGTTAACGGCTTTGTGATGCTTCTCGGTATGTGCAGGCCCCGTTGTCAGGCTGGACAGAGCGGGGGATTAGGTGAAGCATCACAGGCCCTCGACGCCGCAGCGGTGGTGCGCCACGGTTCCTGGTTGTGTCGTATCGGCCGGCGGTATGGCCGGCTTGGTGCGTGTTTCGACAAGAGCCACATCAGAGAACGTAAGGCACAGCCTCATTTTTAGGTGGCTGCTTTTCAACACGCTTCGCGGCAAAACCTTGTCGGGTTCGGATTCAATGCCCAGATGGGTTTCGATGAATCGGTTCACCCGGCCTTTGCACCGGGGCCGATCCTTGGTAGGATATGCCTCGGTTAGAATTCAGGGCCGGCCATCCTCAGTCACGCGAGGAACCGGCCCATTTCTTTGCGCTAAGCTACTTCACTTCATCAGCCGTGGCAAGGCGAAAAGATGCACGCCCAGCACGATGAGGATGGCATTGAACAGAATGACCACGCGCCAGAAGGCCCACGGGTTGGCGCGGAGGTAGTCCGTGATGGTGGCCGGGGCGCCTCGAATCAGCCAGATGCCGATGTCGGCGGCCAGGCCCAGTACGGCCACGGCGAGGATGATGCCCGTGGCCAGGTCCCAGAGGAGCTTGCCGGCGGTCATCGTGGCTCCTGGCTAGCGGGATGATAACGCACTTCGGGATAAGCATTACCCCGACCCGCCTCTTCGGCCGTCTTGCCCTGCATGACGCAGACATAGAAGGCGAAGATACGCTCCTCAATGCTGACCCTCGCGGCCAGGCAGTATTCCTTGAGAACGTGGTCGGTCTGACCGGTGCGTTCCTCCCACAACTTCTCAGGCACCCCCATCGTGGCCACGATGGGGGTGACGCCCCACATCTCCTGGGCCGCTTTGGGCCACGCCACGGTCAGAGGAATGAATCCTTCGCGCGGCTGTCCGTTGTAATCACGCACCTCAAAGCGCGTGCCAAAGAAACTGTCGGCTACCTGACGCAACTGCTGTTGCTTGTCCTCGCGTGTCATCGGTTCTCCTTGGGGGTATCCACGGTCGAATCCGGCTGGGGCTGGCGCCGCTCCATGATGGCGGCCGTGTCGCGCAGTCGCTTCTCCTTCAGAAGTCGGCGAAACTCGGCCTTCTTGTGATCCACGATGGCCTGCACGTCCTCCAGGACGATTTCTTCTTCGAGGTTCATCGGTTCTCCTGTCGCAAGACCTTCTCGCCTGCGTTGGCGATCTTATGGGCTTTTTCATAGGCCGCACTTCGCGACATGCCTTCTGCGACGAACTTCTTGATGTCGCGGGCCTCGTGAACCTCATGGTAGCAGATGTACGGCCACGATACCGGATCGATCAAGCCATCGATGTATGCTTCGTCCTTGGCGCACAGTTCGTCGTCCTCCTGCCCGTTGCCGCCTTCCACGAAGTCCATGAAGTCACCCTCGCCGATGTGGCTGGACTTCGCGTTCTTCCTCTCGCGGAGTTTAACCTTGTTGCCGTCCACTAGCATCACCTTGAAGCCGGCCACGGTGCCGCACAGGTGAGGCAGACGCACCTTCTGCGTGGGCATGATTGCCTGTATCTGCTGCCAGAGGTTGCGGTCAACGGCCATCAGAAGAACAGAAAATTGGTGAAGCCGGTGGTGGCGCCGCCGGCCGTGATGGCGAACGTCGCCGGGTTGTTGGCCGTGTCGAAGAGGATCAAGAAGGGCGACGCCTGGGGCATCTTCACGCCGGTATCCCCTGTGACGCCCTTCAAGGTCAAGGTCTGCGTGTTCGAGGTCGGCGGGCTGACCAGACAGCCCGATACCGTGCCGGTGGGCAGCGTGATGGTGTTAAGGCCGGATGCGAGATTGACGGATTGGTACGTCGGCACAGCCAGCGTCCCCGTGATGGTGATGGGGCCGACTGACACGCTTTCGGCGCTGTTGTTGACGGGCACGGCTGCCGTTGATTGCAAGGTCATAACCAGGGCCATGAATCACTCCTTGCGGAAGGCAACGGTGGAATCGATCACCACGGTGCAGATTGTGGGTTGGCCCGGTTCGTTACAAATCGTTTCGTGCAACCACCAACCTTCGAGGGTGTGCATGAGCCAAGGTTCGTCGGGGTTGCCGCCGGCCTCGGCGAAGAGTTTTTCGAGTTCTTCCAGGTGGCGAATCAAGCCGGCCGTGCGATGAAGTTGAATGGCATCAACAAGTTGTTCGGGCGATCGTTCGTGGCGCAGATCGAGATGGTAGCGACTTTCGGCATTTTGCCACTTGCCGCCGGGAAATGGTTCGACGCCTGCATTGGAGCGGACGTTACCAATCTTCAGGACGTTGCGCAGTGGAGACCGCTCGATCATGGACGTTATGGATGACAGTCTCAATCGCCCCATGTCCTTGATGGCTCCCGCCATCGTATCAATAACAACGCTCATCTCATCTCCTTATGCGGGCAATGTTGCTTCTCCGGTGGGAATGGCTCTCGACTTATCATGTCGATCAGTCTGGCCTTGAGCGAGCAAAGGTTGTTGTACCGAACCTCGATCTCGCGTAGTCGATGCACCTCCTTCATAGCCTGGGCCTCTCCTTTTTCGGCCAGTTCAAGGCGATGTCGCAGTCCGGCTATCTCACGTTTTTGGCACTCGACGATCTCTTCCACATTACCTCCTCGAACGAACGATTCGCCCTTCGTGGTCGCAGAAGCCTTCTTCCAGCAACTCGTCAGCAAAGCCGACAGAATCTTCGCGGTGGAGCGGGGAAGTCGTGGAGGCGTGGTCATCGCCGTACCCTCCCTGCTTGTCATGCTTGCCTTCGAGGCGCATTAAATCCCGCCGCGCTCCTCGATCGGCAATGATACAGGTGCCGTCCTTCTCGTAGGTAACGCCCGTGATGCCGTGTTGCTTGTTCCTGGCCGTGATGGCCGCCACCTGTGAGGGATGGCAGGACAGAGCCAGACTCTTCATGGGCCAGCAGGCCGAGGTTTGCGAGTGAGGATCAACGCCCTGCGCCTTCTTGCCAACTACCTGATCCAGCTTATCCTTCGAGGCCGCGCGATAGGCGGCCTCGCTGACTTCCTCTCCGTCGAGGTAGTAGCGGATCGGGTTGCCATACGTCACACGGAAGATCATCTCATCGCTCCGTTCGGATTGCCACCCGCGGGGGCGCCCATCAGTTTGTTTGCCACATCCATCGCATTGCCCTTCTGGCTCCGTCCCGGCCGGCTGACACGCTCGTAGGTCCTTGTCGTCTGCGGCGCCATCTTCGGCATCGAGCCACCACCGGGTTGACTCATGCCCTGTCCCGGAGGCCCCTGCGGAGCGCCGGCGCCGGACTGATCCGGCGCCTGCATCAGGGTCACGATCTCCTCGATCTGCGGGTTGTTCATCAACTGCGCCTTGATCTTGAGATAGGCATTGGCGTCGAAAGCGACACCCTGCGGCTGTAAGAGCGGCATGAGGGGGATCAACACCTGCGTCACCATCTGGTCCAACTCCTGCATCACTGTCTGCGGCGTCTTGGCCTGTAACGAATAGGGATCGACCTGGATTTGCATGTCCGTCACGTCGATCTCGGCCCGCTGTTTCGGCGTGGCCTCGCGCTTCAAGTGCAGCGTCGTGCCGGGTATCTGCTCGTGAATCTGCATCCGCAGCTTCGGGTGCTTGTGCCAGTACCACAGAAGGGCTTTGCAGACCGACGTGGTGTGCTTCAGAGTCGTTTCCTGCATGTCCTGAATCTGCCCGCCGGCTCCCTTGGCAAGAAGCTCGTCTTGCGTGGCCGTGGGGCTTTCATGGGCCAGGCCGCCCATCATGTCCATGTTCCCGGCCGCGTAATTGAAGAACTCCTTGAACTGCATCAGAAGGGCAAACAGCTGCTGGTTGGGCGCTAGCACGCTTCCGGGGCTGGTGATGTTCTGCGGGTTGTCCACCTTGATGATGTCGCCGTCGTTGGCGCGAAGAACACGCGATCCGTCCTCATCGGCGCCTCCCGCGACGAAGATGTTTTGCTTCAAGTTCTGGGCCTGGCGGATTAACTTCCGCAGCATGTTGTTGATCGCCAGGTGAAGATCGAAAAGGTCTTGAACCGGGCTCTTGGGCATGGCGTTGCCCGGCACGGCCATGTAGGACAAAAGGTGATATGGTCCCGTGTCCGGCCCGACCCATTCCTGCTCGCGCAGCACCTTGCCTCCGGGGCCGGTCAGGTCCATGTCGGCCAGCGTAAGGATCAGATTTTGCCGTGGGATCCAGAACTCCCATAGGTCAACCATGTCCTCGAATTCTTCCTGATTCGAGTAATACTCCCGGCCCAGGACGCTTACCCGCTCGTCACCCTCGGCATTGAAAAACTCATCTGGTTGCGGTACGAGATTCTTTCGCTCAGCAGTGTAAAGACGGGAATCCCTAACGGTATCGATGGGAACTCGATAACGATGCCCGATCCATCCAACCTCTCGGAAGTCTCTGGCGTGTATATCGAACGCGAAATCATCCAGATCAACAGTGTCGGCGAACGGATTTCCAGTCGGAAGGTCCCATGCGGCCACGGCTGTATCAGACGGTGTTGCGAGGGCCACTTTAACAATTCCAGGTCCTCCAATGAGACCGTCGAGAACTGCTCGCTGCTCGGTTCCAGCGAAGTCGATCTTTTCGATTTCACGGTTCACCCATAGTTGTTCCGCCGCCACCGTGGCCTTCTGGGAGCGGTCGAAGGTGCTGAGCATCACGCGGGGGTTCTTCGAGATCAAGGCGCGGCCGACGATATTGCAATACATGGCGATGGTGTTGAGGGGCACCGGCAGACGAGCGCCTTCCTCAGACCAGTGCGCTCCGAGGTATTCCCGGACGATCGAGACGTGCTCCTGGCGGAAGCGCCGTAAGGTCAGGCGAGCCTTGCGGACAGCATCACAGAGGCGGGCAATCGAGCCGCCTGGTTGACCCATTTTCCGCTGTACTTCAGTGACCACTGCTCATTTCGTTTCCCCCCACCTCAATACGCCCTAACGCTGCACTGTAAGGGCCGCCGCCTTCCCAGGCGCGTTCGTCTTCCAGAATGTCGATGATACGACTCCGTTCTTCCGTTACGACGGCCTCAAGAATCTTGTTGATCGCCTCGGCCACGCCTTTCGCCGTTGGTTCCGTATTGACGTGAAAGGCCAGGATGAAATCACCGTTCGTCACTTCAACCGTATGGCCCCTGCTGCATGCCATCGTATTCATGCCCACTCCTCGCGCTGAGCGTCCTTCTCCATCTGGGCCAGCTTCCGCCGGCCCTCGAACGATCCCGGATGGATTGGCTCCTGTTCTTCTTTTAACATGATCGCACGCTTTCCGCCACGGAGCATGTGCGCAATCGCGTCGGCAATCACTTCATCTCCGTGGTTCAACATGGCATCCGCCGGGCTGGATTTGCTCGTTTCGGCCGAGTGCGCGATCTCGCCCGTGGTTAAGTAGACGAAGTTCAGGCACTCCTGTAAGCCGTCCCAGGAATAGTTCAAGAAGGCGTGCGTCGTCAGGGCGTCGCGGTACTCCTGGAGAAGATGCCGCTTGTTCGGCCGGTTACTCATCCAGCCGGGGATATCGGATGGCAGGGGGTTTAGCCGGTCGATCTGTTCGCGGTAGTAGACGTGACGGAAGCCCAGATCGAGAACGCGCTTACCAAAAGTCAGACCCGGACCCGGAACCTCCCAGCCCAATTTCGCCGGACCCGCCGGCCCCTTGAAGGCCCAGCACAAGGCCACGGCCACGGGAGCCAGGTCCACGGGGTCTACTTGGTTGCTGGACCACTTGCCCACCTTCTCTCCGGTCTCAGCGTTGACGATGGATAGCACCGATGGCGTCTTGCCTTGTCCTGTGGCGATGTCGCCGCCGATCGTGTAGTTCGCCAGGGGAGGGAAGCCGTCGCGGCTCAGGTGAAGCCAGAGGTCCAGCGGCCCCTTGTCTCTAGGCTGAAACTTCGTGGGCCGGCCGAAGTCCCTGTCCACTTCGAGATCGCCCTGCCAGTAGGGCAGCGTGGCGTATTGCTCTTGAAGGTTGCGAATCACCAGCGCGTCGAAAAACTGCTCCTCGCTGCCGGAGGGATTGATATCCAGGTCCATCGCTACGGCGCGCTTCGATCCTTTTCTGCGGCACTGCTCGTCGTACCAGGGGCTTCTGAGGCCGGGGAAGGGGCCACCCGTAGGACTTCCATCTGTGACAAATAAGTAACCCAAGTCATAGCTGAAGGATGAGTCCAGGATATGCGGAGGATTACTCGATCGGTATAGTCCACGAGAATAGAGAGGATGCTGCGACCAGTGAAGCACCAATTTTTCCAGGTCCACGCGGCGAGTAAGCTCGTAAAAAGCCGTTCCGACTCCGAGATGGGTGCCGTTAAATATGCGGCACTGAGTTGAATCACTGGTTCGGTGAAGGACTTCATAATCTTCCTTTATCTGGCTGAACTCATCGATGCCCATTGCCGTCGTGTTGCCGCCGACGTTGGCCTGTCCCGTGGAGGCTTCTCCGAAGATGGAGGAGTCCTTGTCGTCGTTGCCGAAGTAGCGCTTCCGCCGCTTCATGTCCCTCGGCTTCATCCAGTCCGGCAGATACTTCAGAAGGAAATCGATCTTCCAGAAAAGAGAGTTGCTATCAGCGCTTTCGACAGCGGCCTCGTTGCGGCTTATGAAGAGGAACTTCTGCCACGAGTGAAAGAGCCACAGCCAGGTAAACGTCATCAGCATCATCCATGACGCCC